TCTGTTACATCTTTTTCAGATAATTCGTGCTCAAATTCAAAGATGTACATCGCTATAGGATCTTGATCCTCAAAAGCTAAGAAATTAAACTGTGGCGGAATCACATAATTTCCCATCTTTATTAATTGTTCATAAACCGGACGGATTCGAGACGTCTTTGCTGGAACATCACCACTTTTTATGCGTCTTTTGGCGCCGGCTACGCCTTCGGGATTTAACTTATAATAATACTCATCTTGCGCACGATCTGCACGGAAAGGTATCGCAACAACCGCTTCTTTTATGATCTTTTTCTCGCGGGCTTGACCAAGCTTAAGGGCGCGCTTTGGCATCTTAATTAAATCTGCCAGAGAGCCGGTGAGAAGGCTATCATAACTACTGTCACGATTAACGTTTGCTAAGATCCCATTGCTGTCGTCAACATCGCTGATAATGGGATCCCGAACTTCCAGATATATGCCAGTATCCGCGGCTGGTTTAAGACCGTATTGATGCCACATCCCTCGAATGACATCCCCCTCGCCGCCGTCGCCGTCAACGAAGGAGGCGGAGAGGAAGATCTTTGTAATAGTTGAACCAGCGAAACCCGTATTACCAGAATCGCCGTCGGAACTTTGTGTCAACTGACAAACACCCGATGTGCCGGCGGCGGTGGCAATGATCGTCCCATTATGGCCGGCGGAGGCGTTGACGCATGCAGCGAGCGACGTTGCTAGGGCTGCGGCGGTGGAAGATTGATTAAATTCCCGGGCGGCAACGTCCTCAGCAGCTTTAGCGGTATAGGTCTTGGACGTGCCGGCGTAATCTGTGATTACAATAGTCTCGTCGACTGATGGAAGACCTCCGGTGGCCTGCATTGTGGTTGTGGCGGCCGATCCGCTGATTAAGGCAGGAATTGTGGCGTCTCGGTCTGCCTGGGCGAGCGAAGCAGAAGTGAAATCAAGCATTGGTGTCTCATATTTGGTTTGGAACACCAATACTTGTCCTGTTCCTTCCTCGACTCGATCTGGTGCTGCAGAAATTGCATCAAAGCTGACTTTTGGAGCGGCAATTAGAGCCAATTTTGTTGTATCGTCAGATAAGTTAACAGAAGCACTAATTTGCATCCAATCCCTGTAGGCGGTTACCGAGGACGCTGCACGAATATCGTCCCACGCAGAAGATGTCACAATATGATAGTAGTTCATCGTTGATGCTTGTAAGATCTGATCAAGAGAATAATTTTGTTCTTCGCCCACTGCATTTGGAGGCTCGAACGATAAACGCGCAACACAAGGAAAATCATAATGCGGAGGACTAAACGGATATGCAAATCCAGTATCCCCATAGCCTTGTGCGGCTGGTCCAAAAAATGTGCCTCCGCCGGGTGCCTGGACACTGTCTTTGTTATACATCATGTTGCTTGGCGCGACGGTGTTGAGATCCCCGCCCGGGCCCTGGCGCATGACGATATCCATTATGTATTTTTTTCCCGGATCGGCTGTAAACCCAATTGGTCCGTCGGGGGCAGATGCAAACGCAGTAAGTTGTCCATCTTTTAAAAAGAAGTCAATCGACTCTGCCAAGAAGTTATGCATAGCCATTTTGTACCGATCGTCGCCGGAACCATCCCACGAAGCAGTAGAGTTAAGGATTGTTTTGGTGCTATTTACCTCGTTATCTATAGTGTTCTTCCCGAACATATGCTCCGGTTCCACGAGAGCTTCAAAGGGTAGCCTAAAACTGGCCTGTGAGCTAATGTTATAGTTCGGACCAACCTCGATGCCTGCGGAACTTCCGGAGTTCCCGCCTTGGAGCGAACTCCATATAGGGTAATCAACCGCTACGCCAGCCTTAATTGTGTTGTGCATAATTCCAGGAGTGAAGAAGGGTTGCAAATATGTTCTGAAGCTTCCCTGATTGTTGTTGGAGCCGTAAAGTGTACCGGAAAACTCCACATTCGCCCCATATGATTGACTGAATATGCTTGCAAGCTTTAAGGTTCGCTGAGCCGGGTAGAAACCGTCGTATGGCAAGAACTTCATTATCGCATCACACTCTAGAGTAAGGGATGCGGGAGAAGCAATTTCTCGGGTAGAGCTTTGGATTGGACGGAAGTGGCTCAAGAAATCTGTCGTTGAATAAACCTTAAAGAAGTTTTTCATAGAACTAGAGGCTGCACTGCCGGGGGGTGTGGACTCATTTAGAACGGCTCCAGTGAGACTAAGAAAGCCTGAAAAGGTGCCGTCCGAAGGAGGAGAGGCTTGGAAATTTTTATTCTGTTCTAAAACAAAGTAGTCCATGTAGTCGCTAATTCTAAACTCTGGTATAATCGTATAGTCCTTTCCATGACGCTTTATATCATCGACATATGCTTCATAAGAAGGGTAATAAAAGGGGTCTTTTCCAGCTTGACTCGCTGCTTGCCATGGCACCGAATAGATGTTGTCAGTGCCTACTCTGGTGTAGAGCGCCGAGGCAGTCATGAACCCCGGGCCGTTGAGCCATGCGTCGCCATAGTGGTTTATTGTGTATCGGTTTAAGAGTTCACCGGGGGCGTCAGGATCACTACTTTGAGGCGCGACGTTGCCGCCCACCGGGCCGGCGGAGGGGTTCAACATGCCGTCGAGGGGCCACATACTCTGACTATAAATCGTTTTAAGATTAGTGGGCGCTGAATGTGAACCCATTGAGTTAGATACGTTTGTTTCGGTTCTATCGGCACGAATCGGGTTCCAGAATTCTACAATGAACTTCTCTCTCTGCCTCACCTTCTTTAGAAAAGTGTTTTGCTCACGAGGAAAAATTGTTTCACGATATGTTATTCGGCTTATTTGTTGATCTGATGGCAACCCAAAAGCAGTGCGCTCATAGCCATCTAAACTTGATATCTTTTCAGTTAATTTCGTATGTATCTGTTCTTTTCTAATCTTCTCAACGTTAATTCCCAGATCACCAATTATTGTAGTACCTTTTGTATTATCGTTATGAGCGGTGAAAGTCACCAAGTTGTTTCCATATGTATCTGCCATCATAACGTGACTAGGAACAGCAATATCTCCAAACTCATGGATAAGAGGGCTGTGTTTAGATGTTACAACGGACTCTGTCAAATAAGCCACGTATGTCGAGCGGGCTGGTGCAGTGTTATTCCGAGGTCCATGACTTCGCTGCGCCTGCCTAAACTCTAGGGCGCTCGGGTGCTTCATGCGAGTAGGATCGTTTAGGTTAACGTAGTTAGAACCAAAATCTGCCACCGTCTCCCTGACACGAGGAAGGCACGACATGATATTGGTCTTTCTTTGGTTTCGAATAATGGGGCTGCTTTGCCCAGTTCTGATCTGCTTCCAGGAAGGATACTGGTAAGGTCCGTTGCGGTGCAAGAGAAGCGAGTTAAGGATACTAGCAGTCGAGTCAGTGCCAAGAATATGCGTGATGAGCCCACCTGAGACAGGGCGGAGGGTCGAGTCGAGATCTTCGCCACCAGTGTTTAGATTTGACCTCAGTGTCGAGTTGCCGCCGCCGATGAAAGAAGCGGAGAGGAAAACATTTGTGATAGTTGAACCACCAAAAGTTGTGTTGCCGCGTGGGCCCGGGACGCTTTGTGTTAGTTGGCAAACGCCGACCGTGCCGCCTCCGGTGGCGGAGATTGTGCCGTCGTGGCCAGCGGGACTGTTGATACATGCAGCCAACGAGATTGCAAGAGCCTCCGCGTTGTAGTCGCCATGAAATTTGTTGGCAGTGAGATCTTCATCTGCTGCACTGGTATAGGTTTTAGTTGTGCCGGCGGTGTCTGTGATTACGATAGTTAAGCCGTCGACTGGGAGTCCTCCGGTGGCTTCCATGGTGGTTGTGGCTTGAAGGAGTAGATCGTATCCAAGAATATTAGCCGAACTAGTTATGGGCTCATGTATATTAGAGTTGATGCCTGCGAAATCGGTGGGAAGATACGAATCTGCAGCGCTTCCACTTTGTGCGTTCCCCCAATATCTTATTACGGTCTTGGCGCCGTGGCCGAGCCATGCGTTACGTGTTGTATAAGAACCATAATCTGAATGCTGAACGAACTTTAAATCTGTGGAAGCAGTGGCATGGTTGAGTTGATGCGCCATGTTAAGATTACCAGAGAGAGGTGAGCGCTCAAGAGAAGCTGTAATCCATGCATATTGAGAATCTCTTTGTGGAATTGAGTGCTGCACAAAACCATTATCTTGCACAAAGCTAGCTGTATACCAGGAACCTGAGGCTGGTACCAACGCGCTGTTACCTGCATCCACGACGGGTCCTGTGCCTTCGCGGCCGTTGTGAGAAGCATCGTACATAGTACTACCGTCGCCGGGAGTGTCGCCAAACCGCCACCACACGCTCAAGTGAGCATAAGACTGGTGCTGCAGCCAGTCTATAACGCCGCCATTAGAAGAGGAGTTTAGATCGTTATTTTTATATCCTTGAAGATCGTTAATTTCTGTTTCGTCTAAAGTCTTGTCCCAAATCCCCATTTCCGATATATACCCAGTATAATCGTATGATTCTATTGGACGTCTAGTAGCTATGACGACCCCCTGGTCGGCGGCGCCGCCTGGGTACACCCTGGCGCTTGGTTGGTAATATGTTGTTCCGGGTCCTGAACCCGCCGTAACGTCCACCATGGGAGAACCGTCCGCGTACATGATAATTCTAATCGCTTCTTGATTGGCTGGAGTGCCCGTAAAGGTGTCTGTTAACTCCTCATAAGTGAAGCCAACCAAGTGCCATTCTCCATCGTTCAGTTGCGGAGTAGCAGCTTGATCAACACCTTGAGGAGTTTCAATCGTGAGATACCCGTTACGGGGCCCAAACTCAAGTACGACGGTAGAAGTATCCGAATCGTAAACGTAGAATAAGGGCTCGCGGGTACTTGTGCTGGTGGTGTTAATCCAGAAAAAGACAGAAAATGCCCCATTATTGGCAATTTCCAAAGGTCCAACTCTTGAGCCGTTGTCGGAGAACTTGAACCCCTTTGTGCCGGTCGGAACCGACGGGTTAAAGAAAGTCGATTGCGCCGTCATAATGCTTTCTTCAACAAATTTCTTAACAACTCGTGGGTTTCTATTTGTCTTGTGATAAGACCCAGTTAGGAGACTGAAGTCGTCCATGTAACGTTCGCTAGCGTCAAAAAAGGAAGACGACACCGTGCCTGATTTAATCCCGTATTGACCAGAAGGCTCTCTTAGTAACGAGTTCAGTGGTTGTCTTACGCTTAAGTTTCTCCATGGAAGCGCGTTATATGGAGAGTATTCCTCAGAAGTGTAGTCTCTTGTTCCTCTCGCCATTACCTCGCCAGAGCCGGGGGCGCTGAATCTTTCAGTTATGACGGTTTTGTTTGTCGCCCTCTCCGGTAAAGAGTAATCGATAACGCCAGTTACGTATGATGATTCGCTGTTAGAGATTGACAAGCGCTCAATGAATAGATTGTTGGCTTTCCTGCCGCTTGTTTGAACAACTTGGTAGTTCTTTTCGAAGTTGCCGATCTTGGTTAGTCCAGAGCTTGTAACCTGTTGAATATTAGCGATGTTAACGGGCCGCTTGGCGTATGTTTCTCTTGTTCTATTAGCAAATGGAAGGAACTTGTAGTTTGAGTCTAAACTTAAAGCTACTGGGGGAGGTGTCTGTGCCCGGGTAGGGTGTTTAGAGCCGGCGCCGGTGTTGACCAGCGTATGAGAATTGCCTGATGAATCCGCTGTCAAATCGCCGCCGAGGGCGCCAAAGCGCCACCAAGCCTCAAGGTCACTGAAAGTGGTGATAATGGTGGCGTCCCACGCGCCGGCGGGGGTACCACCATAGCGGTTAAAGAAGTCCGGGGGACCCGTATAAAGCTGCAAAACCTCTGGTGATGTAAGCCCATCATTAAAGACGGTCATTTCTCCCATATAACCCTTGAACCCTGCATCATAATGTCCGGAAGATGTGTCATATGTAAATCCAATAAACGGAATATCGGTTGCATCAATTGATATTCCCGTGGCGCCGGCGGATCCATCGACAAAAGAACCGTCAATGAACAACTGTGCGACATCGCTCCCAGTAAAATACTCTACAACTATGTGATGCCATTTACCATCGTTTATTCCTACAGAGTGTTGAACCGTGGCAGTGGAAAGGTTTGGTCCTGCAGTCACCAAACCAGAAGAGTTGATGTATAAGAAGAACACATCGGCGAGGGCCGCACTGATCACGGAGAAGAGGACGCCTCCGGCAGAGTCGGCAGAAAAATCAGTATCTGTTTTTATCCAAACGCCAATTGTGAAATCACCAGTTATCTGGATGACACTTGCATTCGGAGCGTTATAACCGACGGCTCCGGTCTCATCGCCGGGGGTGTAGGAATGAAAAAGTGCCGAATAGTCGACTGAACCCGTGCGAGCCATGGCTGGTCCTGCCACTGTTATGGAGTCGGATGCTCCTCCTACCTCGTCATCCAGTATTATCCTATAACCTTCAGGTCTAGTGTATAAATTGTCTAAGTAATCTCTACTATCATCGTTCCTATAGTTCACGTCTACATGGCGGTATTGATAGCCTCCGACGTACTTCTCGGTGAAGGGCCCTTGCATGGGGATCTCAAGATTAGAGCCGTATGAATCCTCATGAAGATTGGTGACATCCAGCCCCTCAAAGCCATCAACATCCTGAATCTCGACGATATAACCACTGGCAGTCATCGAAGAGGAGTAGAAACTTAAGGGTGTGTTTTCTTTACGTACGTCTGTTGGGCGCCCAATAGAGTCGTGACCAGTGTAACTTTCGTAGAATACCTTCTTTTTTGATGCTGGATTTCCATCCTGATCTTGATAGGTAGGTTTGAGGAGATCCATGCAATCTACAAATTGCTCCAATTCGGACCCTGAAATATATACGTAATCATCGTACAAATCCATGTCGGCTTCGTTTTCGATGTTAGAGAAGCCGCTGAGGATCGATTTCTCTTTGTGATTGTTGGACAAGCTATTTTGTCCGCTCTTAATATCGTTTCTCTCAACAGCGCTGAATTGGACTGGTGCATTCTTCTGTCTATCAAAGGTCTGATAGAGGGCGGTGTGGAGACTCGTCCTGTCGGCGTTTACAGACGCCACGCTCGAACTAATGAGAGAGTTGACTGGTTCGGCCCTGTTTTTCCACCAGAAACAGTTTGTGTTTACCGAGGGACTGCTGCCAGTGGGTCCCCCACGGAGATACACAACCGTATCAGGAGACGCGGCGACCTGTATAGCAGTTGCGTTTTGTGGAGCAGTCGATGGATATGAGGCATTGGAATAGTTAGCTGAGTCGGCGAGAATGGTTGCACTCTCGGCAGAATCGCCCATTCTGTACCACGCCGCTAGTCTGGTCGAGTCTGTTCGGAGGTCCCAAGGTTTGCCATCATTATATAGCTCTGCGACAAGCGGCGTACCGCCGACGCCGGGGGCTTGGGTCCAGATAGAAAATTCATCCATGTCGCCGGCGAATTCGCTTTGGACCGCGTGTGATGTTGCCCAGGCGCCTATATAAATATCACCATCGGCGGCAAGATCTATCTCAATGTCGGCACTAGAGAGAGTAAGAGCCTGACCATCACCATACAGAGCTAACAAGTCTCGGGCGCCGGATCCGTCGGCACCGGAGCCCTCCCCATATTGATATACGACAATAAGGTTGTGCCAGTTTCCGTCGTGCGAATTCGGGAAAGTGGCAGTTCGGATGACGCCTGCGCCGAAGAGATCAAAGAACTGAATGAGTCCATCGTCGCCGGAGGGGTTGACGTAGTTGATCATTATCTCGGGATCATGCGCTCCGCCATCGGCGGTGGAGAAAAATGGTCCTAACCCATTCCGTATCCATACAGAAAGAGTCCAGCCGGAGGACGCGACGGGGGGCGCCATGCCCAACTGACCCAAGGGATTGCTAGAGCCGCTGTTGATGGCGTAAACACAGTTGGAGAACCGGGCATAATAATCGTTAATGAATTCGCCCTCAACGACCGGAGCGTGTCCATATTTCCAAGGGTAGGGGGATGCGCCGCCGACGGCTGGTGAAACCACTGAACCAGCGATGATTGTCGGTAGTTTGCTCTCCACCATGGGGAACTTGTTCCAATACTTATTGCGCTCTAGAACGTGGCTATTCACCATGGTCCGGATGCCGTCCGAGAACTGTGCTGATGCGGGCACTAATTGGGCAAGCATTGATGATAATGCACTGTCAAACCACTTATAGTATTCTAAATACTTTTCAAAATCTATGGTTTCATTTTGTACTCTCTCAAAATAAAACTGCCTCATTTTATCTAGCTCTTTATAGGACTGCCTATATCGATTTACAGAGTCTCCGATTAAGCTGTTGAAGTCTTTAACCGTTGCAAAGAATTCTAGCATCTGACGTGTTACCACATCGTACATGCTCTTTTCAATCGAGAAGTAATAATTTATTGGTCTTGAGTTCTTCTCAAAGTATACATCATCATTTGACATAACCTTGATCATGTCTTCACTATCAAGGTCCTCCAGCGATCTTTGTTTTTGAGCGTAAATGTAATTACCATAAACAACACTGGTGCTGCCGCTCAAAAACCCGTATCCAATCCCTGGGTGCTGCAGGTGCAGTATTGGGCCCAACCAGCCAGAGCCAGCGGAGGCGAACAGCGAGCCGGAAGAATTATCTATAGCATCAAACTGTCCTTCTGCGGAGGCGCTAGTAATTAGGGCAAAATCCCAATCTAAAATCCTGGTTTCGATGCGTGGAATGTAGTTTTGGATTGCATTGACGCCAACGCTTCCCGTAAGAAATGCCTGTCGGTACGGATGCATACGCCCGAAGGTGGTGGGGTCTTTCGCGTGAGCTAGGACTTCATCATTGTCTAAGACATCCAACCAAGCTCTAACTGAAGAGATTCTAGCATCACTACGTTGCAGTGTTGAGCCTGTGAAGTCCGTCCTGTGGGCGCCGGCATAAACTCTCTTCGACGAAGATAAAAATGTTTGTCCCTGCGAAGGTGTCAATGACGTGGTCAAATAGAACTCGTGTTGAATTACATTATATTCCGTGCTGACCCCGTAAAACTCAACCTTATAATTGTTCAAACAACTTTCAGTTACCATACATGCTGCAGGGTATGAGTCAGGGGCGACCTTAACAGCAAAGTTCCAACGCTTATCTTTGTATGCCTCGGGGAAGCCGGCGGAGGTCAACTCGGAAATCCAACCCTCGGTGGAAGGATCAGGGTTTGAACTTGTTAAGACAAATTTTACCTCATTTAAGGAAACATCCCCCTGTGTGTACTCTTTTACTGCGTAAACTTGGAAGTTGGCAGGATCATATGGTGACCACTGTGTCTCCGCTTGATCCTCATTGGGAGTGTGCATTCCGAACAAGGAGGCGCTAGCAAAAGGATCCCCTATATAAGGGGGTCCAGAAGAGGCATCATATAAATTAGGAAGCACCACTTCCGCCTCAAAGGTCATCCCGAAGCCATTAGACAAATTTGTAGAAGAGCCAATGTATGGAACACTATTTACGTCTCCACTAGCAGTGTGCTGATAACATGTCGCAGAAAAATTATCTGCGGTGTGGAAATTTATATAGTTTTTTCTGAAGGTTTTATTTTTAAGGTTATCCTGTAGTTCCGTCTCGATATTGTTGCCATACATCTTTAAATCAACAACATCTTCATCCACGCCAAAACAGTGTATTAAATTTCTAAAAGAATCATGAGTACCTTTTGACTTGTAAATGTTTATTAAGTTGTTGTAAATGTTTTCGTATATGCGGTTCTTAACATTGCCAATGTCTTCGGTAAAAAGCTCGGTTTCTGAGCGACTCCCAAGAGCCTCTAGAATGTCAGCGTCAACAAAAAGCTCTGGCGCTATGAACCCTGCTGATTCCAACATCTCCTGAGCAAAGGGATAGGGCTTGTTGGAGGCAGAGGTATAGGTGTCATTGTCTCCAAAAGTTGGCAGTGCATCGATCTGCAAGTAAACAGTGTCCAGATAACTGGACATTATCTGAGTTAGATTTTTTAGGGTCCCGTCGTCGTCTTCTTCTTGAATCCATGATGGAACCGAGCTATAAAGGCTTGAAACATTGTTGTAGTCATATAACGTTCCCGAAAGTTTGAGGTTGTTAGCAAGAGTGCTGACATCGGGATGTGAACGATAGAGGATGGGATCTTTAAACTCAAATGCTGAGGCGCTGGCTTCTACAATGGCTGATCCAGTGGAGCGGGCCCCGGAGGCATAGCCTACAAAAGCACCATTCGTGATACGCCCTGAATAGTCTAGAACCTTCTTGTCGGTCGCAGTATTCGTGGTGATCCCTTCGTTGAATTTGTAGTATACGCCCAATTTGTTAGAAGCATCATCGGTGTTAACACCGCCCTCGACCTGATCAAGCCAATTCAACCCAATTTGTCTGCCTGTTCTCTTTGTTTTCCAATATCTGAACTCGTCTACTGAGCCAGAGAGCTTATACCAACCGCGGGATCCCGTAGGAACGGTGGGGAGTGTGTCCGCAACAGAAATTCTGGCGGGATCGCCGAGTGTTACTGCATCATTAGTTTTGGCAGAATCAACCAGGGTGGTACCAAAGCTAGCTGAATCTCCGCAGCGATACCAGGCTTGTAGATCAAGTCCGCCCGATAAATTTGTGGGGGCACCGCTGTTGTACATCCCCACAACTTCACCGGCGGGCAATTCTCTCGACCACACGGACATTTCATCTAGAGATCCGCTCCAGTCTTGCGACCATGAACCGGAAATATAATCGGCGCCGATGGCTACATAATAATCATCTTTTAGGGTCAAAAGCCCAGGATAAGCGGTGGTGACACCTACTCCGTCGACATATAGTTTAGCACCGTTGCCTGAATTCGCAGATCCGGTGGTGAATGCCACGTGGTGCCATTCATCGTCCTCAATTGAGATAGAAGAGTCATACCAATGAGTGGTCACGGTGCCGGCAGCGTACACCCAAGCGAGGGTACCCACGTCGGACATCATTACTCGCCAGGGCGCGCGGGTGCCAGCAGCGGCACCACCAGTGACCGCCTCGCCGGCTGAGAAGATTGTTGTGCCCCGGGCGTTGGAGTCCGCCTTGACCCAAGTAGAAAAAGAAAACCCATCCCAGGAGTTATACCAGGCTGGGGAAGTGCCAGGTCCTCCAATTCCCAGATCTTCGGCTGGGGTGAGTGATGCACTGTTGATCACGAAGTAGTCGCCGGTACCATCTAGATAAGCTCCAAACGAGTTACTCATCATTGTAACCGACTGCTCTAGGGCTCCGATTGTAGCCCGCAAGCCACCTGTAACCTCGTTAATTGCACCACCAATTGAGGTCTTGGCTTTTTTGAACCGGCCGTTTTCATAAGTCTCTACGACTAAATCAGACCCACTATTTTGCAGCGCAAAAGCATAGTGATTCCAGGATCCGGTAGTCGCGAGAGAAAACCCATCGTTAATAGAGTACGCAGTTATGGTTTTGTTAACACTCCCTGATTGGATGTTAATTTGAAAGCCGTTTGCATCATCACTATCATCGGCGCTATTGTTAAGGTAGACCCACAGGCGGCCGAAGGGGGCGTCGTCGCTTCCTGAAGTTTGATTATTGTTGAGATCCAATAAGGTTTGACGCGTCGTCGTGGTGGTGCGGTCGATGTCGCCAAACTTTACCCAAGATTCGACAGTAACCCCCGAGCCACTTAGATCAAACTTGAGATTGGACTCTCGAAGGCTTCCTGTGTCCCAAACGTTGGAGCCGCTAAATGTATCTACAAGAGGCTTACCAGCCATTCCGGCGGAGGCTGTGTTAGGTCCACCATAGAACACAATGTATTCTTTCGTAGAGGGGTTTCCTAGCGCGTCAATTGCATACTCGGCGGAAGCGAATGTCACGTAGCCGTTCGTGCGCGGGTATTCGTTATCAAATATGTGGAGGTCTAGATAAGATGAGCTGTTGTGCCATTTGAGCTTTTCAACACTTGATCCATCATAGGGGTAAAATTCAATAATCCTAGTGATAGCATCGTTATAGTATCTTTCAGCTGATCCGAACTTTACAAAATTGGAAGCGGAAGAAAAATCTACATGAGGAATAAACCGATCATTTTCGATTGTGCGAGCATCGACATACTTATCAGTCTTGCTGTTCGTTTCATCAGCAATCTCAGCTACACTCTTGTTTCCCAGATTGGTCAAATCGCCCTGAGTTTTGAACAGGTTTTTCAGGTTATCGCTCATTTCTCGACTCTAAATTTGAATTGCTTTTCACCCTCAGTATATTTGCTATTCAGGTAATATAAGAACCGTAAAGTATATGAATAACCGGGTTCGAGCATATGCACGTCCAAATCAAAGTAACTTCCTGTTGAATCCAACGATAGTTTTGTTTGGTTATCACTTCCTGTCCCATAATCGAAAACAGGATATTCATCGTAAGTCCGATAGAGACTATAGAACACAGATTCTACTGGATAGTTTTGAGCTTGTGCGACGACTTTCGAATAAACATTTGGATTCCAATTCTTGTTTCTGGTGTAGAGGCGGAACCTAGTAGTCTTTTCGTCTAAGTGATAAACTGCTTTCAAGTTGGTGATGTTTTCGACGATCTTAACATTAGGGTTATAGTTTGATGAATCAAATTTCTTAGGTGTAACGCTTCCAGTATGATATTGTGTTCCAGCGTCATCGTGCCAGACATCATAAAGGCGTGTTAGAGGCGTTGCGGCGGCGGTGACGGCGTAAGATGCTGAATATATACCCGTAGTGACATAGCCACCAGTTACGTTGAGATCGTTGTCAGCGGCAACGTCGCCGCCGGCTGCTAACTCTAATTTCGAACCAGATGGCACTGTGTTGTCGTCTGATCCCGAATAGAGACTCACATAAATGGCACCAGTATCTGCGCCGGGAATATCCGCTAAGTGTCCACGTATTACATTATAAATGTAAACTGTATTAATGTTATCGGCTGCAGGAGCAACAGAACTGCTATAGTAGAAGTTTCCTCTGTCGTCAATCTTGGAGGAATCCCATCGTGCCTCTATTACTGGCCTCTTGAGAAAATACTGTGACGATCGTGCAAAAAATTTCTTAGTGTATTGAGTGACACCGCTTGTTTCTAGGCTGGACGTGAGGCGGATGACTAGTCCGTAGTTGTCAATACCACTATCGCCAGAACCCTTAATCCAGTCTTCAACCAAAGGAGTGATATCGAGTTCAATATCTTCCACACCGGACTCCATTGCAACATCAAAGACATTCTCGTTCTTGTTTTGATCCAAGAAATCGCCGCCGGCGGTCGTCCAAGTACTCCCTGAACCGGCATTGATCCAGTTCGAACCAGTTTGATCGTAAGTAAGATCACTATAGTTCTCCATGTCTAATCCATAACCCTCTTCCCACGCCTTCGAAACAGGCATTACAGAGTAGGTCGTGTCACGTGGAATGGTAGAACCGTGGGGGGCGTTGTATACACGAAGGTAGAACGAAACGCTGCCGCTAGCTGGGACATCTCCGTTGGTTCGATCGGTAGAAATGGTGCTAACAGGAAAATTAATGATGGCTCTCGAAAGTTCCTGGGATGTTGACGATTCCTGTCCGTAAATGTGGAACACTTCTAGGATATCCGCTCGTCCCATATTTGAACCGGTACCTCTTGTTGAAAGATTCAGCTCAAATGCATTTGTAACAGTATTATCTGCGTCTGCTGTATAGCGCTTGATGGCCACTACCTTAATACTCCATTAATGTCGCTCTTGGGATACTTGATCTCCCAAATTGTGTCCGGAGGGAACTGCACAACACGACCGGTAGGGTCAGTATAACTGTCAACGGATACTGCAACAGGAGCATAGTTTAGTCCGCTTTTTTGATAAACATTCACCGAAACGGTATCAACGACGCCGGCTACATCATTAAGGACGTTGTATATGTCGGATATAAAAAATGCTTGTGCAATATTTGGTTTTACTTCAAAGTACTCCTCAAGTGCTCGCTGCGTATTGTTCATGACTTCAAATCGATTAGCGGAATAATCTATAATGGCGTTGAAGTTAATTCCCAAATTTATAATCACAGGATCTAGGATATCAACGGTATCATTGATCATCTTAACACTAGTTAACCATGTTTTTAAATTTCTCTTTAGAGTATCGTTAGCTAAAGTAAGCTTTCCGTTGGAGTTCTCCGAAAGAACATACATATTCAAGTTTCTTTTCAAAGAATCTTTATCTTGCAATATGTTGCATCTTTTGATAGCGCCAAACTGTGCGGGCATTCTATATGCCATCGCAATATAATCTTGTTTCGTGACCGCTCTTGCTTGTGTGGCAAAGTTGGCGGCCGCACGTAGCTTTAGTTCCTCAGCCGATGGATAACTAATGCTACCCACAATAGGCTCCTCATTGGTGACCTCTAACGAGTTAATGACTTCATCAATCGTACTTGGGGTCAAGGATCCTATATCAGCAAAACGAAGTCTCGGACCAGTGACAGCGGTAAGAGCGTCAGTTGCAGTATTCATATCTGCTTCAGAATTAGCGCGATATTTAATTGTTAAAGTCGTGTTTGATGGTCCTACCCCGAGCTTGTCTGTTTCCAAAAGGTTGCTGGGATCCAAAGTTCTTGTCGAGAAGTAGTCGCGACCATACACCTGCAACACCACATTGCTAGGATCCGTTACCGCTCTGGTGGTTAGTTGAGAGTCTGACCCGAAACCAAATAATAGGTGCACGCCGGCGGTGTCTTTCTCGACCACGAAGCGGCGTGGTACCGATATTGCAGACATCACAGAACCAACTGTGCCTTTATCCTGGTTCCTGTTCTTGATCGCCTTATAGATCACGTCTTGTGTTAAATAATCTACTTCATAATACTCGTTGCCATCTTCATCCATAACAGAGATAATTTCAGTAATATTTTGTCCAGATAATGGGACTCTTAAAAACTTTTGGAAGGCGCCAACAGTAATAGTAGATGTCTTCAGTGTGCCGGAAATTACTCGCCCGCGGGCTTTAACAGCGAATGAAGTTGGCACACCTGTTGCGGGATCCTGTCGAGCTACCACAACATCACCAACGGAGGCTTCAGCAAGATCCACATTTTCATTCAGAATAAATCCACGGCCGGACGTCGTTGCCAACGCTGTGCCTCGCTCTAAGACGGGCATGTATTTTGGATCAGGTTCGTTAGAAATAGCGAGAGCAGGAACTACAACGTAAAAAGTTGCAATTCCCGTCGCGGTCGGACTTAAGTCAAGTCGGAACCCCAGTTGCTTAACAAGTTTTAATACGTTGTTATATTCAATGGCAGTTGATAAAAATGATTCGTTAGCTTGATAGTCGATGTAAAAAGAGAGCATATCTCCAACGTAAGCAACAGTATCCAACATGAGAGCACCAAAGCTGGCCTCATTGAAGTCTTGGAATGAGTCCGGATAATACCTTTTTGCGTAATCGACTAATTCATCTTTGATTGAATTAAAATCTCTACTTGTATAATTGACAACTGTTTTCTTTTTCGGCATTTACCACACCCTCTTCTGTCTTCTAAATAGCTGTAATTTCATTATTTCTTAGTGAAGCTTGTATACTTAAACGATCCGCAACACCGATAGAAGGCACCCGGTAACCAAGAGTAACATGCATTATCTGAGAATCTTCTACCAAGTTGGTGTTAATCTCTATTAAATCTACAAAAGACATGTATCGTGAAACTTGTTCAGCTATGGCTGTCTGCACCTTTTCACTGGTATTATCACCAGGGCTACCGAACAGATAGTTCCGGATGCCGACGCCGAACTCAGGATCCATCATGCGTTCGCCGGGGGCTGTAAGGACTAGATTTCGTAAATTTTGTTTTATTAGCCCTGCATAAGTCTTAATTAACCCAAACCCGTCCTCGGGGTCTTTTTCAAGCGGCAATCTCGGAGCTAATCCAGGCATATCTTATCTATGTATAAATATCAACCCAAAGGGAAAAAATATATATTTTTATTGTTCTCTCTTTATTCGTTCTCTGAAGGGATTTCTTCTTGAATCTCGCCCAAGTCTAGTTCCTGTCCTTCAGAGTTTTCCAAGACCACATAATTTGGAATTTTCTCACACCGGGCGGTTTGAGCCAGTTGCCCCGTAGAACATCCAGTACCCAGGGCAGAGCCGCCATTTGGCTTTACATAATCAGGGAACTCTGGGAACGGTGGCAACGACAAACATCCCCAGTCTTTCTTTATACGCTGGGTAATATGATTGACTAGTTCATCTGGTACGTCTGATCCGCTGCGGGTCGGGAGGAACGGGCAAAGGATCAACTTTATCAATCCAAACGGATCAAAATGGGCGCCGAGGACGTTGACTCCGGCAGCTAATATGGCCAGGACAGCATCAATCAGCATCTTTGTCAGATCAATACCAAAGTCCTTATGGAGGGCATCCCACCAGTCCCTCGTGATAGCGTCGTAGGCGTCTGTAATGCTAGTGTCCGGACAACCTAAAGGATTATCATCAAGAAGGACATAAAACAGACTCTTCAATGCACTTTTAGCCGATTCAAAAGCAAGACTAGAATCCCGATAAGCGTTGGTGGACAGCGTGTTCAGGGTTATAAAGGCCATACTGTATAATCTGTTTACAGGTACAATATAATCATAAAGAAGCTTATATTCATTACTCATCTCAATTTTTCTTTGCAGTTCTGAAAATTTCTCATCCGCTCCCAAACCGGCTCTCCAGTCGTCCAATGCAACACCAAGCTCATACTCATCATCCAAGAGTATATATTCTTCCTCAATCATCGGTAATGTAGTAGTTGTAACTGCTGCGATCTGGTCCGCTCGGGAGGCACCCCACTCATAAGTTACGTAAGCCTTTTCGTTGTTGGACAGAGTCGAAATTGGGCCCGCAAGTTCCGGCTTTTCAAAAATCTTTCCGTAGGTGTTGGTCGCTTCAACAAGATTATCCAATTCTGCAACAAATTTTGGCGACGGCGGCAGATACACAAGCCTAACTCCTAGAGCAAGCTTTTGGAAGTAGGTAGAGGGTGGAACCCAAGAGCTTATCGTCGGAAGAACGGACTGTCTCCAATATCGATTCCATTGTTTGTAGTTTACAACCCCGTACAGATCTGGCTGTTTAATGGCATCTATTACAGCATCTTGAGCTTCGCCCTGGATGCCTTGAACTGAATTTCTCAGCGTCTCCTGTGAAATTTCAGTTCTCTGTCTGTTGCGAATAGCAGTTTCGGTGGAAGCCTGCACGGCGCCGTTTACAACGGGACTATCAACGACGCGGATATATCTTTGAAAAAAGAACTGTCCACGGTTGTTTCCATCGTTTGGGGGTCTCCAAAGACCTGCATCATCTAAACTCATCCAATTGGTGTATTTTGCCGAAGGAGATCCGACTATTTGCGACTGTGGACTCTCATAGAGATCTCCAGACCCCCTGAAGAGGGAAGCGGCAGTGGTTTTAAGTGCCGGGTTAGCGAACACTTCCCATCCTTCAGGGATCGGTGACCCGTCCGCTGTTTTTTCTACGAGGTGTGACGCCATAATATAGTCAAATTCGGCTACCAGCGATGGAGCTTGTTCTTTGATCAGGAAAATCAGCTTATCATCTATGGTAACCAAATCTATCGGTTGGCCGCCCAGAGGATCCACCTTTAAGGAAGTGTCTCCACGGTTCTTGCGATCTCTCATAACTTTTGACACCATCTGCATGAAGTCACAATGGAACCCTTCGTCTCGTGAAAACTGCATGTTAATGCGCTGTGTGATATAAAGCGGGATGGCATTGGATCTAAACATATCCAGCATATCAAAGCGTGCAACTGTTGGATACATCTTTAGTATAAATTCAACACAATATATTCTCATGTAGAGATATATGATCCCAAGAATAGAGGCTTGCGATAATTGAGACAGATTCTTTGCTTTTGCAGGATCCCCTACAGGATCGCAGACTGGGTTTTTTGCAAAATCGTCCTTCACCCTTTCCTTCGCTGCCGTCAATCCAAGCAAATCCCCATGAGGTGCATCAGGTGGTAATTTAATCCACTTCTGTTTAGGAAGCCCCCAAGCATTCAAGCCTGGCTGCGGCTGGTGTATAAATCCACGAGATCTCTCAAGACGTTCGAACTCTTTAGGGATAAATTCAATTGCTGTAAGGGATGCAGGATCGCCGAAGGTAGGTTGTGATGTAGCTTCATTAACAAGCCTCTCAATATAAGACGCGCAAAGATTGTGGTACTCAGTTTTGCGCGCTTCGTCGAAATGTTGGCTACGCCCGCCGGCAGAGGGATCCAAGCCTTTCGAGGCTGCTAAATTATCGATATATTCAAACAAAAGCTTGTATTTGCTTTCTTCGTTATTGACAGTAGACGGAACAGGCTCTTGTAAAGTATCGTGGTATTTTATATTGTATTCCTGAATATCCGTTAGTGATTCCTCTAGCTGACTAACTGTTGTTGATTTTTTATAATTTAATTCAAACCTATCTATATTCGGCGGGGCAGCGTGGCGTAAGTCAATGATTTCTACACTAGGTGTTACAGTAAAATTAAGTGCGAACTGGGGGCTACCGCTGCGTGTGAACACTGGTGGGATCGCGGGGGGGAGCTTGGTGTACTTCGTACCAAATAACGTGTCACTCGCTTTGGGGAGCAACATGACTGTGTCATAAGCACCTTGCACCACTGCCGGATCATCCTCCGCAACAGGCTTATAGGGTCCTCCATACCCACTAAATGCCGCAACTTTGTATTCTTCGGACATTTCATTTTTAGCGATATGGTCACCCGGGTATGCTAGCTGATACTCTTGCACGGGTATTCTAGTGATGATAGAGGAATTCTCGTCTCCTGTTTGGACGACGTGCGCTGGCGCAAACTCATCAAGATACGAAAAAACGTTCTGCAGAGGTGGTTGCTGGAGTGGCAGCTTCGCCCTATATTTTATCTCGAAGTCAATAAACCCATCATCAGAATAGGGCGACAACGCTGATTCGGCATCAAATCCGGCACGAGTCGTGGCGTGATCAGTTGTTAAATCAAGAAATTCTACTCCTGGCAAATTTTGTGGTCCAAACTCCGGGTCTCCGGTTTGTCCAGTATAGTAAAACTGAATCCAGGCGGCGGCCGAGTTGGTGGCGGAGTCGGCGGAGGGATCCTCCGATAGTTCTTCGATACGAGGAGAACGTATAGGAGTTATGAAGTTTTCAAATCCGGGTGCATCCTTCAATGCGCTCAGTTTTTGCGCAATATAAATCTTCTTCGCCGCCCAGAAAATGGGTGAATCGGCGGCCGGGTTTATCCCCCGGCGGCTAGCTACCTCAGAAACCATATTCTGCACAGCTTGCAGGTCGTCAGATGTCAAGGTGATCACTTGTTCCTGCAGCCCGTCCCTAACCTCTATCATGCCTCCTATACTATTTGCAATCCCCGAAGCAAAGGTCTTCTTTACGTTCTGATAGTACAGATCAATTGCAATATCGTTGACAGCCTGCGTGGATGGTAGGTTTTTCCAGTCCATGAGAGCGGGCTGTCGGGGAGGGGGGTTTGGCGCCCCCTCTGGACGTTCGCTTGGTACTACTGGATCGCAACTGTCATCAAAAATACTAGGTGGTGGAGGAAGGTGGAATCCTCTGTCCAGAAGATCTTGCAATTCTTGCCTCAAATCAGGCGCAATTGCATCGGGCGGCAGATTACATAGATCTGCCAATTGCTCATCTCCTGCTAACAATGTTTGACAATAGTCAGGATCGAGCATTGCCCCCATCTTGGCGAAAATGTCATCTACGGAATCCAAATCAGCGAACAGGCCAGCCAAACATGGTATTCCTTGGGCCTTGTCCAGAACCATATGTTTGACGTTGTCGGGCGCTGAGCCTTCCAGCAAAGAACACAGTTCAGCCGTAGTGAGTGCGCTAGCTACGAAGTCTATTAGTGCCTGAAGCTGATCTAAGTACTCATCGAGAGTACATGATTCAACCGGTGTTGGGAGAGCCGTGGGAGGGAAGCGCTCTGCTAGTGCTTCCCTTGAGATAGAGGGTGCAGATCCTTGATTTGGGTTCGCTAGATTATCTCGGACTTGCTGGCATATTGCCAATAAGTATTTCAACAGTCGAGGGAGAAGTTGGCGGGCTGCATTGTTCCAGCTAAAGTGGCGGTCGAATTCTTTTTTCATAGCCTTCATAGCTTGATCCCAGATGTCTTTTGCAGTTACGCTCTCGTCTCTGGGGAGTTCTTTTTTGCGGTTCTTAGGAAGCTTATAGCTAGCGTCGTCATCTTGCTTATCTGGATTTATGAGGAATTCTATCAATTGCATTAGATAGTCATTTAAGTTTCGACATATTTCCTCAAGATCCACCATTTCACTGACTTCTTTTAGAAAGTCAGCGGTCGATTGAGCATTTTGTAGCATGGCGGACCTATCATTGGAAACTCTATCCATACGTTGGATTGTTCCCTTGGCATCAGCGGCGCGCTGGAATTGTTTTTGTAACGCAACGGCGTCGAGCGTCGCGTACGACGAGTCAATCTTTTCTAACGCGGCGTTGTACTTCTGGTCGTTTTCAACCAGCGTTGGTCGAAGAGCAGCGTCGGCTTTCCCAAAGGTGCTCTCCATGCCCAGGCTCATAACCTCGCCACCCCATGCTGTTATTGCAAGGAAGGGAACAAGCACTGTTTGCCGGAACTCTTCTACTCCGATATAATCTAGCGCCATTTGAAGTTTTGTTTCGCAATCCCATGTGAGCCCTAATATTTCCAATAAACACCGAGTTAACTCGTTAGCAAGTTCCGTCATGCCGTAGCGAGCAACAAACTCATCATACGCATCAACCATATCTTTTATTCTGTTAGCGGTCCGTTCGAGCGACGCAAATTCAGAAGCGCCGGCGAAATGACGGCTTTTCTTGGTAGATTCATAAACCTGCCGTTGAATTTCAGGATCTGCCAAATAGCGTCTTTCTCGGAGAGTTTGTTCGCGTGTTTTTACGCCAGGCGTTACTTCTTCCGACTTAATGGACACAAATTGGGGAGGTATCAAAATATACCTCTGAACCATGGATTTGGCTGATGGTGTGGATTTGGAATCCATCTGCTCGGCAATCTCCTTCATATTCGAGATGAAAGAAATGTTTTGTGCAGAAGTGGCAGTAATAGAGCCTACGAACTTATCAAAGCCTATTTTTAAGGGGATCTTTCTGGTGGTGCCGTCAAAACGATTATGAAACACTGCATATAGCCCCTTGAGTATATAAAACTGATTGTAAACAAACACAAGTTCATTCACGGGGCTGTTCGGATCCCAAAACCCCCCAAAATCTTCGAGGTTTGCTTTCAAAAAGTTTACGAGGGCGCCGGTGGGAGTTCCCCCCGCTTCTATTTTTATAAAGCTCTCAAATTTTTCAAATTGGCTCGGGACTGTTGTGTCCTTGCCTGCCATTTTGAAGTCTTTAGACTCGGGAGCTAACAGAGCCGTCTCGAAGCCCTCGGTGTCTTCGAACCCTTTCTGGATCTTTTCCATGGCGGCTTTAAAGTCTTTGATATCATCTTTAAAGTTCTGAATCTTCACATGCTGATGGTGGTATTCTCCGTAATAAGAGTGTTCACCATATGTCTTCTCATACAAGTCCATGCGTGGTGGATTTTGTGGGAGGACGTCCAAATAGCTCCGGTGTAATGCTATTTGAAAAACCAAGTTGTTCGTGAGAGGATCCGGAAACCGGTTTACAATAAAGATTTTCTCCATTAAACTTCGGACCACGCCATCATTTGCGTCCCCGTCTATCGTTGGTCCCCCTAATTTATCAAAAAACTTAAGCAAATACGTGGCTGCGGTAGCCTTGACTATTCCTACTGTTTCCCTCATCTCCGGCCGGGCGAGGGAGCCGTGCTGCTGCGCCCACGCCGTTGACTGAGGGTACTCAAGATATTGTTTTAATTTAGAATCTGCTGGTCCCACCAAGCTTTCTCTAACACTCTTTTCGATGGCGTCCTTGTTTTCTCCTAAGAGTTTATTGAGCGTATTGGTGGCGGCGGCCGTGAAATCGGGAGTTTCCGTAGGTCCCGCGATTTGCCTCAACCATTTAAGATCAAGAGTGTATAATGTTCGAGTAATTTCAGCGGCTAGCCGTTGATCAATATCAAGTTTCACAATTAAGTTTACAGTATTAAATTTGGTTTCCAGCCATGGACTAAAACGATCTTGCCTTTTTTGTGCAAAAAGAGCAAGATCTTCATCAATGTAAGGGGGCGGCGGGGGGCCGTAGTGGCCGCCTCCCAAGAGTTCATGCGCCTCTTCAGAGTTTTCCAATTCGTTTACTGTACTGATTGCATATTCAAGCACATGTTCAAGAGCGCCAACCTTGTTGCTGCCCTGACTGTCAATAATATAACTTGGATCCACCTTCTCTTTCGTTGCAACGAGAGCCTGATCTGAATTTTGATTAAGACTGGATAACTCACCGGATAAAAGCTGCCCTTTGCGCCATGTTGTCATAACATCGCCGACATAACTGTCTCGCTTGATCAGGTAGTTTCTGTCTAGATATTTTTTTACCAAGGTATTATCTTTTATAATCCTTTCTATAGCATAGGCGTCTATATCGCCGTTAGCGCTCTCAAACGATCGGATAGCTGCAGACTCTAGCGTGTTTTTCTGAGTCATATATCTCAAATACTCTGGGGCTCCGCGTGGTACTGCAAGTACAGCATCGGGAGGGAGTTCCGGGTCGAAATGTTTCACAACGTAGAGACAGCCTTTGAAGCGGTCAACGGCAGGCTTAGACTCTCGGTCGGTTCCGGACATGTCGGGATCTCTGACGTGGGAGAGGGGAGTGTGGCGGAGCCTTCCGCGGTTGGCGGCGATGGGGGTGGAAGATGCAATCCACATAAACTCATCACCATACCATTCAAGGAAAGTGGGATCTTTCCACACTCTGTATTGACCGACGGGGGCGTTACGCATGGCATAGTTATAAGTCGTCTCTATGTTCACAAGGGGTGGCGAACCACCTGCACGACCGTAGGCGTGGATTCTCAAGCCTTCATCTAAATACTGCCCATGAGCTTCTACGAATCTTTCGAAAATATCTTTAGTTTTTTGTGTCCAATTATTTTCATCATCACTCAATGCAGTATAGTGGGCCCCGGCAGGACCATACGTCGAAGCAGCCGGCAAAGAAACGCCCGATTTGAAATAAAAATCCCCATACCCATTCACGACAGCAAGTTGCAGCCAGTTTACAAGTTTTCGTTTAAAGTCTTCAGCCATTTTCAGTTCGTGCTATTATGCTTGCTAAGTATGTACTTTGTACTATTAGATCTCAAGTACGTGGCGGTCAAAGAGAAGAGTATGTTGGTATCTATCTTTAATGCGTCGTGCATTGCATCTGCAGAGTATTTAGCCATTGCCTGGGATGGTTGTATCAACAACGGAGAATTTGATGTGGGGGCGCCTACGAAGGGACTCACGTGCATATGCATGGCGACTTGGGCATTAAATTTCAACTGCCACAGCATAAACCGGTTTATTAAACCTACAATATCCTTAATATCCAGAAGAAGTCCGTCCTCGATCATTTTAATCAAATTTTGACCTTTTACGAGATGTTGTAGTTCATACTCTCCAGAATCAATATTTCCAGCGATGAGATCAATACCGCCCTTTGTTATGGCACCGCCTAGGGCGTTTGTCTCATCGGGTGGTCCAATGCCGCTGACAATCTTTACTCCCTCGCGGCCGACGACCCTCACTGCATCTGCTTTTAGAACAATTGCTGACTTAGCTACTGATTGACCTACTTTTCCCTCTGCCAGTTTAAAGTTTTTGTCACAGTCTGTCTTTTCTGATATGTATATGCGGGCTGAATCGTAAAACGGAAGTGGATCTACGTCCTGGTTAGGATTAGATTTACTGCCGTTTCTACCGCATACCAAATCAATCTTAGAGGCGCGGGTCTCCCCCACGCCACCATAACCAGTCCAGGCGCCGCCTAGGTTATCACTTCCCATACAAATGTAGGAGCCTTGGGAGTTTTCTATTACGTCCTCATCGGGGCGGCGGAGATAGTTAGCAAGCGGCTGTTTACGGGGATTGCAATAGATACCTGCCCACTCGGCGGGGGGAACAAGCTGAGCTTGCATCGCCTCTTCGAATTCCTGATCCCATCGGGAGAGAGATGATGTGTCAATTGCCTTTTGTTGGCGGACTTTTTGTCTTTTCTTTTTGCTGGGTGGTGCCATAATATTTAGTACGGGGCATGGGAAAAGCGGGCTAGCCCAATATGCATGGGCCGACTGCCCATAGCGATGCCAGCGGACGTTGGGATCCTGTTATATGCAACGACGCCGTGGCCGGTGTAGGCTGTGCCATCAGGACTAACAAGGGACGGATCCATTGGCAGTAATCGGAAGCTTGCAACCGACCACAGTGGCAGTCGAACATAGTATTCGTAGGCCAGGGCGGCGCGAAGTTGAGCCGGGGTGGTAACCGGAGGGGCTTCGGCGAAGGCGCGGGCGTCCGAGATACTATAACGGGGGTCATCATGTGATCCTCCCGGACCATGTATGTATACCCTCGTGGCGGCGGTGAGTACCCGGGGCGTGACATGGACCGTAGGCGAGCCAGGGTGACTTCCGCCGATGATGGGAGCGAGGGGCATAGATGTATTCGGCTCCCATTTAATCTCATATTGTGCCGGGGGAGCATACGAACCAAGCCCCGTTAACTTACTAACTTTGTTATAACCCGTCGTCGCGTCTATCGTGTAGCGCGAGCGCTGGGGGCCACCGAGGATGTTGGCTGGCCATGGATTTTGACCAAGAGCAGCGGGCACGGGGGATGTCGGAGTTAACGGTAGATTATTATGCAAGTATCCATAATTTGTGGGATGCAAGAAATAGTTACGGGCGCCGATTGGGTTCATATACTCCCCATCTAAAATAGATTTAGCAAATTTGCGCATGCGCGCTTGCGTAGTTGAACCGCCGCGGGCCCCGCTCCAGAATGCGGCGGAGGAGGCGGCGATGGTGGCATGTCCAGGCGGGCGGATCTTGTCCTTGTAGTTCGTGAGCAGACCCCCAATGCCTCCGTAAATCGTTTCGTCACTAAGTCTCATCCCTTCTGTGTTGGCTCTATTAATAACCACGTAAGCAATACCAACCCACTCACCCAATAAATATTCCTTAGAGTCCGAGTTCTGAGCCGTTGTATCATAAGGAAGATCTGCAACAGCGGGTGGCGACCAGATTCCCGGGGCGGTGGCGGTGCGGCGGTACCACGGTTCGCCTCGTTCTTTCGTCATAACGCGTGCCAATATTTCAATATCGTCGTCGATGTAGGAGATTACCTGCGGGGCGACCAGAGCAACGGAGGTACTGGCGAAACCCGGGACACGGGAAGCAGCACTAGTAGGACCGGCTAGTATCCCAAAATCAAAATCGGTGCAGGGTCCTCCGGCGTCGCCCGTGTTGGCGTGCTCGATCGCTGGTAAAATCATCGGTTGTCTAGAGTTTTTCATTATAACTTCTATAACGTCACCCTCAAGGACGCCGCCGAAGTGGGGCATTGGCTTTCCGTGGGGTATTGAGGTAGTAGGGGTGTGCCTCCGTAAAGGAGCTTTGGGCTCGTAAAGCCTCACCTTCACCATGGCGCCGATTTTGAGTCCGTTCTGATTTTCAAGATCTGGTAGGTAGCTGAAGAGTGGATACATTCTTGCAATTGCAAGCGTGTCTTTCTCAAATTGGTTGCTGACGCGTCGGCAATAGGACGGGTCTCGTACGCCGACCTCCACGTCGGGGATCGCTGGTATTACCGGTAGCACACTAAGTTCTGGAATTCTTACACGTACATACCCCGTGTCCTGCCCAATCGTCTCAAGGGCGTCGTCTTCATCGAACCCAAAGAGAGAACCGATTTGATTCCCTAGACCTGGTGCTTCTCGACCTGGGACGGGGGTCGCGTTGTCCTCGCACTCTAGAGTTGACTTAACAGTAGCAACAACCCATCCATAGTAATCTGTTTTGAGCGCCATGGGTGATGGAGGGACGATTTGGTCTTTTACGGCGGCCTGGATCCAGCCCCACTCGTCTACGACGTCCTCGTCATACGCCACCGTATTAGTGTTGATGTCGCGATTCATCTCAAGCTCACCTTCCACGGCTGCCACATGTCCGCTTCTAGTGACCAGATCGGATCCATCGCTTCTGGCCATTACTCTTCTTGTCCTCCGCCATTAATAATGTCGAACAACTCAGACTTGTCAACTTCGCTAAGTCCTTGAGTCTTGCTGTCTTTCTTGTGGAGAATGCTTGTTACTTTGACAAGCTGTTCGTTCGAACGCTGAAGGGTTTCAACATATTTAGAAGCGATCAGTCCACATTCCTTATGTGAGGAAATGTCCTTCTTCATATAGATGATGAGATCGGCCAGAAGCGAGTGGATGATTGTACGATCTTTACGCACGTTATCCACTGCTTCTTCTAATCTCTCTTCTAAGTTTAAATCTTTCCCTCGTCCCATTTTCTCTTGAAAATCCTATATTTCTCGCGCATTTTGTTGAGATTGTTGACAACTTGCTTGGTATTCAAACCAGTTATCTCTCTCATATACAGGTAAATAGCTTTTTTATTAAAAATTTCAATATCATCTGGCTCAGTTAGTAATATTTTAACTGCTTCATACACCTTGCGTTCGTTAACCTTCATCCCGTCGCCTAAATCCCATGATTGCATCTCTGTCCATAGGAAGTCCCAAAACTCCTCTTTCTCTCGCAATCTATGATATCCTAAGTCGGTCGACAAATGGGTGTGTTCAAGATCCTTTGATATATCTTCAAAGTAAACCTCACGTTTATTTTGCTGAGATATCTTCTTTACTTTGTGAATAAACCAGTTTTTGGTTATAACGCTGAAGTAAGAGAATGCTTTTGAGCCTTTGTTGGGATCATATTTATCCAATATTGTGGTTAGCCAGAGCTTACATTCCTCACTTAGTGACTCAATATTGGGAAGAGTTGTGAATTTATAGGTATAAACGATCTTATTTACCATTTCGTTGAACGCTGGTTCGATGAATTCAATGTAAAGCTCTGTTTTTATTTGTAAATCGTCCGTTAAAGCATATTTTACAATTGCGTTTTCGTGATCTTTTGTAAAATAATACCGCTTGGTATCTTTTTTGCGTTGGCTTGCCACTATGCTGCCTCAGTCTCTTCAGAAACTTCTTCCTCAGAGAGTTGATCTGACCATTTAAAAGCCTCATCAATTTGTTCGTCATCAATGAGAAAGATCTCTACGTACTCCTTCACACTAGCGTTAATGATCTGGGTATGTTCTAAAAGGTTTTGCAGAATGGGTTCTCCAAAAAAAGTATCCATTGAGTACACCGCTTTCAGGTGGGACTCATACCCATTGAGATTATATTGTAAATCAGAGATCCCCTCAGAATAAGTGGTAAATTTGCTCAGCACGGCCCGCAGATAGAGAACCAAAAAAACGTTGAGCACGATTGATAGTGCTAATCCAAAATATACCCAATTCACTTTTTTGTTTCCTTTTTCATTTCTTTCTTTTGCTGTTCAAGATCCTTTCTTGAGTCCTCAATAAACCTCTTTACTGTCGCTCCTACGCGTTTTGGAGAGGCTTCTGTATTAGGACGATGGATGTTGACAACTCCGAAGAGTTTTTTAACGGGGGCCGACTCTGTACACTCACTTATGTCTGCACAAGTTTCGATTTTTTCACCGAGAGTGTGAATAGACTCAATCTCTTTTTCACATTCTAAGCACACATAAGTGTAACGCGGCATTAACTGTCGTCAGCATCCGGGGCGCTGACTTTGACTGTCGCTTTCGCACGCTTCTTTGATGGTGCGCGACGGCTTGGAGCCTTCTTAGCTCTCGTCTTTGTGGTAGTCTTTTTCTTTTTAGTTTTGGTTTTTGTAGTTTTAGTCACAGGAGTAGTAGCCTCCTCTGACACAGCATTAATGCGTTCAAAGTCATCATTAAACCTTACAATAGGGGGATTCATTACAACCAATCCTGTATCAGAACTTTGAAATTTAAACCCCTTCAACACTGGAACAATGTCTGATTGCTCCATTAGGCTCTTTTGAAGAGCCATCATAACTGCGCCTAGCGCTTGATCTGATAATTGCATTTTTTCTCCTTTACCATACAAAATTATCCTTATAGTACTTCACTATGGAACCGATTTCCTCGTCAAAATTCTTCTTCGGCTCCCAACCCAAACTCCTCAATTTGTCATCGTTTAGGGCGTAACGTACATCCTGTCCGGGTCGTACGTAGGACAAATCTACGTACGATTCCCAATTAATCTCTGTATCATTATAATATGATTCAATTATTTTTTTAACTGTTAACCTGTTTTCTTGCTCAAAACCGCCTGCTATATTAAAAATCTCATTCTTAATCCCACTTTCTATGATGGTTGTGACGGCTGCTGCGGTATCAGCTGCATGGAGCCAATTACGTATTGGGGCTCCTTTGTTGTGAAGCCTCACTTTCTTCCCACCTTGTAACAATTTTACGGTTAGTGGAATCAACTTTTCTGGGTACTGTCTTTCCCCATAGTTGTTTGTTGGTCTCAAGATAACATATTCTATTCCATATGTTCGAGCCCACGATGTGACCAATAGATCAGCAGCGGACTTGGAGGCTGAGTAAGGATTACTTGGTCTTAGAAAATCCTTTTCGGTGTGCTCTCCTTCGTCGATGTCTCCATAAACCTCGTCTGTACTAACCTGTAAGAAGATGGGTCGTTCGCGAACGTTTGCGGGTTTGTTCTTAATAAGATCTAAAAGATTCTTAACCCCTTCAACGTTAGAGTGAATGAAATCTGTACTATCGATAATGCTGTTGCCAACGTGCGTCTCGGCTGCTACGTTAATCAAATAATCACAATCAGGAAGACTCTTTAAATCGCAGATGTCCTTCTCTAGAAACGTGAAATTCTTGTTCTTCAAAAAGGTTGCAACCACTTCACGGTGGCCCGCATACGTGAACTTGTCAATCCCCAAAACACGATAGCCACTCCTGAGAGCCTCTTCTGTGATGTAGGAACCTATGAATCCCGCGACGCCTGTTATAACGATATCCCTCACTTTAAAAGTCCCACATAATCACTGCAAATACCCATAACCTCTTCTTCGTTCATTATAACAGTCTCTTCTTTGGTTTTGCACACAATAATGGAATTATCACACACAGGTTTCCGAGGAAAAGTCCAAATATGACCGGTACTTGTTATAGTAAAGTCATCCGTCTGGTGCCAGAAACAATTAATATCGTTTTCAATCATAATTTTTAGCGCTAAGAGGTTTTTTGCATGACACCACAACGAAGTACTTTTCAAGTATTTCAATTCGACGCTATGAATAGGTGCTTCGTGCCCCAAATAGAAGCGTGCATTTGAATACCACACATCAATTTCCACATCATAACCAGAGTTCAGTGCCTTCTCAATATGTGTGGGACTATTTTCCTCACCAGGCATGGGACCGCTTATGTTTCCGCGGTGGGCTATTAATATCTTCCTGCTCACTTTCGCTTTTTCTTTTCACAAAACCACCAGGCACGTTTGTGACCACCATGGTGAGCGTCTAGGGTGTGGTATATGTCTGTAGTCAGAAGAGCATCTGAGTTTTCTCGGTCCCAAACGTAGTCCATACCCTCTTGCACCGATAATATTCGTAAAGTTTCATGGGGTGGGCTTGTGTATTGCATTCCATATTCTTCCAAGCGAGATTCAACAAAAGCGTAGCTTGGAGCGCTTCCGACCCCATTGAAAGCTTGTCCCCATGCACCCTTATCCCAATCTGTCTCCTCTGCGCGCAAGATTAGATGTTCAGAGTTATCAGAGTCAATAACCTCAGACTCCAAGATTAAGGTATTACACCTTTCACTAATCATTTTAAGATTTTCCCCAGGATTACTCAGATGGTACAGGAGACCAACATGTATTATGATGTCATATTTTTCTTCCTCATATGGCCATGTAGTATTTTCCGAGTCTACTACTAGGCTCCTCAATTGAGGGAACCGCTCTCCTATAACATCGATGTGTTCTTGGCGCGCGTCACTTACCGTCACATCTGCCCCCATCGAGTAGGCAAATGCGCCTATAGCAGCAGGTCCACAACCTACTTCAAGTACTTTCTTTCCCTTAAAGGGGTTGTCTGGGAGGGCTTCTCCCTGGCGGCAAGCGTTGATGGCGTTAGCTAATCCATAGTGCTCTGCAATTGCAAAAATGCGGGATGAGTGCCATCCCGGGGAGATTTCGCCTTTCTTCGTTATACCGCCCTGATATACTGGCGTGTCAAAAACATATTCTTTCACTTCATATATCCGTATTTTTTTAGCCAATCCCCATACGTCGAATTCATAAATGTGATCTCTTCCTCTGAAAAGAAGTCTCTATAGGAACCAATTATCCCATTATTTGTCATCTGCTCTTTTTTCATCTTTGTGGTGATATGAAAATCAGTTGCTGACAGATCAGCAAGTCCGATCAAGGGGCACTTTTCTTTATCGCCATAAAAATGCTTAAGATTTTCACTGTGATGTATGATCACTCCCAACGTTTCATCAGAGTGAGATAGCCCTAGGGCAGCCTGCAATTCCCTCATTACGACGACTGGCTTTTCTTTGTACTTCTCGTAAACCCAGTCATAATCTGCTACATGTGCCCAGACCCTGTGCCATAAAATATTTAAATCGCAATATTCTTTTATAACACTTAAATCACGATCGCGGTTCTCTTTTCTCAAGCGAGAAGCCACAGCATCTCGCAAATCTCTCTGAACTCTTATAACCTTTATGTTATGCGATGCCTTGAATGTGTGACACCCCGGTTTTGCAGCACTCAACTCTGCAGAAAAAGGAAGATCGTGCTGTTTTGTAAGAACGACAGTCGTCGTACTCTGATGTATGGAATCTCGTACGCCATATATATTGGGAGGATCGTAAATATGAATGGTGGCGTCGGAGGCGGTGTACAGGGCACGGAGTAGGTTGAAACAAAGCGTGCTGCCAGCTTGTGACATGCCCGTGATCATGATGGAGTCCGTCATTATAGATACCCATACTCGCGAAGCCAATGTGAGAACAATATATCTTTCTCTAAAACTGTCGTGATATCTTTAAATATATGCTCTTTGTACCCACCAACTTTACCTTGATTGGTCACATTATACTTGGTCATCAGACTGGGTGAATCCGTTGCTTTCTCGATCTCTTCACTTAAAGCGAATTCCGGGAGTGCACCCACCAGGGCAAGTATATCATCCATAGTGTCAGAGAATAATTCATCGGAATTGCCGATAATACTTTCATACATCGAACGCATAATCTGATGTTTTCTTTCATTACTTCCCAAGATATAGTCTTCATAAACGAATTCATAATCGCTAATACTTTTCCACATATTATAATTACTGAGTTGTTCCTGTGCTATAGTGATTGGGTTATACGACTCATGGGGGTTTTGCAAAATTTTCTTTCTACACAGAGATGCCACAGTGTCTCTCAAGTCGCGGCGGGGCGTCAAGATCTTGCAGTTGGGAACAGTAGAGGCCAGATGGTAAAGAATGGGATAATATCCGTGTGTTTTTACCACCAGAAAGCACTTCGCGGGGGGTCCGGTGGGGGATCCCAAATCAAAAAACCCACCTTTACGAACCGTATAAGAAATTTTATCGCCCTTCGTTTTTGACTTTAAAGAAGAGTCCGGGTGGTTAAGATAAGCTAGCTCGAAAATAGGACCATGGGCCACGCAATCATACTCTTGTGAAGAAACAGCTAGCGCCTTTATCATATTATACAGCAGAGTCGACCCCGATTGTCCCATCCCAGCCACGATTACCAACAGACTGTCGGGATGTTGTGCCAATCGCTTCACCAAATATTGTTCCACAAAACCAATATGTGCAGCGCGGTCGCTACCCACAACAACGTCGCTCTTACTAAGAGCAGGTATAACGTCTGTGAATCCTTTGGGTATTGTTTTCATCGGTTCTCCAAAAAATGTTTGAGATCTTCCGGGGTTCCAATACCCCACATCTTATGTACGTAAAATGGGATCAGCGACTGACCTTCTTCTATGAGTTCATTATATACAGGGGCAATATAGAACTCATTATTAACTCTAATGTTCTTCTCAATCATGCTCTTCGCGTGTTTCACGAAGTCAGATCCCTTGCGATACCAGTAAATGCCACATGTGGCGATATTGGATATGGGCTTCTTTTCTGCAACTTCCGTAATGTACCCTCGTGAATTAGTTTTTACAAACGACCATTTAGGATGCACTGCGTTGAAAGTGAACACGATAGCATCGGTGCTCGTTAAGTTTTTAAAGGCTTTGAAATTTTCTGCCTCGTACTCAATATATTGATCCGAGTTTGCAATAAGAAGATCTTCGTCGTTATCTATGTGTTCTTCAGCTAACAATGCAGTACAAGCTGCACCTTCTGTAAGTCCGTCAACCACAACATACTTGAACCGGTCATTGGTAATACGGCCGAGCGTATCTAACATTCCCTCGTACTTTTGAATATGCTCCCTTCGAACTAAAAAGATATATTCACAATCAAAATCTAAGTTCTCAACAACCGTTTGAATCATTGGTTTTCCACCGACGTCTATCAGTGGTTTGGGGAAAGTGTATCCTTCTTTACTAAAGCGGCTTCCCTCACCCGCCATGGGAATTAAAATTTTCATTTATGTAGTCCTCCACTGTGTTCTTTGTAACCTGCTTAGAATTCTTCACTTCCATCACGCTGCATCCCGATGCATGGGCGGCGGCCAAACCCTTGGGTGAGTCTTCGACTATCATAGTGTTCCCAGCAGAACAATTAAAGATCTCTAGTATTTTCAAATACCCTTCTGGATCAGGTTTGGGGTTTTGCACATCTTGATTTGTCACAAGACAGTCAAGCAGGTCGTGAGCACCAACTTTTTTAAGCATAAGAATCGCAGTTTTACTAATACTGTTAGTAAAACAAGCAGTTATAATTTCTTTGTCTTTTAACCATCGGATAAGCTCTATTTTGCTTTCGTCGCGACGGGCTCTTTTTTCTATGATATCAATTGTTTTTTCCTGTTTCAACTCACTTACCAATTCATGACGATCGGCAGCGATAATACCCATTTCAGTGAGTTTATGTAGTTTTGTTCTAGTTGGCAACCCATTGAAGGTACTATAATGCTCTTGATCCGGAATAACATATCCACATATTTCTTCTAAAGCCTCATTAAGAGCGTCTTTGTGCCACCCACAAGCATCAACCAGGACACCATCCATATCAAATATAACGAGTTTTAGGCTCATCTAAAGCCCCTCTCATTAATGTCAATTCCAACTTCTTCCAGCACAGATGTTAACATATCTCCATACTCTGATATCATCCATTTCCCCTTTACAACAGCCGTGGCAAAATATGGATATATTGAACTATCCCAATGGAAGGACCCCCTCTTCTCGTCTCCTTGAACCCAAATCATTCCTGTCTTTATGTTGAAATAATTACAGATCATTGAGGAGTTTGTTTCAAACTCCCAAATTGTATCACCATGAGTTTTATCGTAGATCTTTTCCAACTTACTCTTTCTGCATATACTTGGCTGAATTGCATATTTTAAATCACGTGGATTATCATATACATCCGAATGCGTTGTGCTTCTCACCAAGTTATGTTTTTCGCCATAACTTGCGCGTGACAGTTTAATGATGTCAGACTCTTCATTTTGAACAAGAGTTATTAGTTCTTTTAGTTTGTGTTCATTAGGGAAATCATATAAAAACATATCTTCATGATGAAAAATAATTATATCCTCCTCAATCTGCCGTAAGCAATGCACCACTCTTTGTTGATAAGGTAGCGTGTCGTCATACCTTATCACCACCCAATCATTTTCTAATTCTTGAGAATCCTGATTGGTAAGAAGGTATTTTTTATACCTTTTAAAATATCTGTCTGTTTGATAAAAGAGCGCCGGCCAAACATCAGAATAATCCGAATGTGAATAAAACACTAGAGGTATCATTTTATTTCACACACCTTACCCAAATCCACCCTGGGTGTCCCGCATCTAAGGGTTCCCCATCGTCAGAAAGCGTGTCTGTAATGACGGCTGAGTTTTCTGAAAAACCTATTCTCTTCATGTCCTCTAAAACCTCTTCTTCTTCAAAAATTCGAACATCATGATCTGAATTTGTGCTCCTAGCACCATATGCATTTTCGTAATATCTGCTTCTCGGTCGACCGATGGGGTCAGATAAGTCTTCTCCAATGCCCATTTGAAAAGAGAAGATACCCCCATCATGTAAAAGATCAAAAATATCGGTAATTATTCTTTTTCTAATATCATATACGGGTATGTGCTGAAGGGCGATTGTAGACATCACAAAATCATATTTTTTTGTTCTCGGCATACAAGACAAGTCAAAGCCATTATTTACAAACCAACTGCTTTCCTGATCGGTATAGTTATCTCTGCAGTAGTTTATATTACCTTCCGATATGTCGACGCCATCGACTTCGCTCCAATTGCACAAGCTTAATAGATTGGTAACATTACGACCTTTTCCACAAGCGAAATCAAGAGCTTTCTTTCCTTCCCATCTGGATGTATCTTTAAGATCTTTTAGTAGTATATTCCAATAATTTTTGTTATTATTGTGTTCCAGGTGGTTTGATGTTCCTGCCTTGTAAAATGCTTTTTGCATAGAAGTGTAAGAATTCTTTTTTAAAAAATCTGTCATCTTATTTTACCCACTTTGTTATTTCGTATAGTCCGGTCTCCTTACAAAACCATTTATGATGTAAGTGACTATCGGTAACCCTCCATCTTGGGAATTTCATAAGATTTGTGCTCCTCTCTGATTCGGCTTTTTCCAGCTCATTTGAAAACTGATTCTCGTCATCAAAGTCCCATATGTTAAATGCGTTGCTATCAAACCATCCCGAGGTTAGACTCTTTTCATAAGAAGAGCGCGCTTTGAAATCACTCAGGCAACTTTCATATATTGAAGAATATAAATCCATTATATCACTTGAGCCATAAAACCACATATCCCCATAACCAACATTCATCTGGTTCCAATATGCTGTATACAAAAACCTCTTGTCGGCATTATGATTGAATTTTATCTGTTTAACCTCTTCGCCGCCGCGCTGGCCGATGTCGAACCTAGTCGTTATCACCCAATCATATTTAAACCCATGCTTCCGTTCGTGTTCCCTTTTTAACTCTAAGGCTTTGCATCTGGAATAGTAAAAACTCATTATTCTTGACGCAACGGCATTCTTATACATGGTTTTCTCTCTAGGAAACCCCTCGTCGATATACTGTTGCTCTATGCCATTTTTTCTACAGATCTCTTCAAAGTCAATTTGGCTTTCGAATTCTGAAGCCGTTGGCGAGTAGAGCATTTCTACGGTCTTTTGGTGCTCCGGCTGCCAGCAATGTACAAATACATCCACATTCTTGCATTGTGAGTATATCTTCTCTTTTAGAAGAGCGTGTCCCGCATAAGCAGATAGGTGATTGTTGACACTCACAGTACCGAAATATCCCGACAAACACAAAGCAACCTTCACGATTTCTTGCCTTTACTCATTATAATATAATTTTTAGTATTTTTTAAACCGTTCATTCGCTAACCACTGGTATTTTCTTAAAAATATCAAACTCTGTCAAATCGCGATAAGGAGGATCTTCTAACAAGTCATCCATATGTTCTGGATAGTTTTGCATAAGCATTAGTCCTCGACAAGCTTGTTCAGGGTTCATGTACATATTCCATCCTTCTTCAACGATATTGTCCTCGTGGTAAGGCACGGTACCTCGACCTTCATATCTAGCCTTTTTGTACCAGTCTACAGCCTCCTTGCTATCCGTCAAGATCATACCGCCCTTTCCAATTTTAAGATGCTTCTTAATATGAAAACTCAAGCACATGGTGCTCTGAGGGATATACATTTCTGACGTCAGCCTTTTGGCTGCGTCGTAAATCGGAAACGGTTTAAGTTGGTAGATACCCTTCCAGGCAACATCTTCGAACTGCAACTTGGCGCCGGCGTGCAAAATAGACTGCGGTGGCGAAAGGTATGTTCTTTTCGGAATTGTAACTTCCCTTCCCTTAACCTTATGGTACTTGCATGCCAAAAAAATAGCATTGGTGCAACTGTTTACAGAAACTGCATACGGGGCACCTGTATAGTGAGCGATCTCTTCCTCAAACATTTGAACTATCTTGTAAGGATTATGTAACATATTAGTCCGCAGTGTGGCCCGGTCATAGGCGTAGGTCTTTATAATATTTCTTATTGACGGCGAACACATTATCTAATTCGCGGAACTCACCGATGCGGTCATTTATAGATCTACTGGGCAACTTTTCATCAAATTGGATGCGCCCGTCCCACAATTCAAATAAGTAAAAGTGGCTGCACAGTTCATCAAGAAGACTTTGCTTACGCTCAAATCCATAGTAGTTATGAAGTTCCATAGCTATGAACGTTATTTTGTCATAATCCTGCAAGCCTTCTAAGATATCATACTCGCCGCCTTCACAATCCAGCTTTAGATAATCAATTCTGTCTATTTCAAGTTTTTCGAAAATCTGGTTTAGGCTAGTAGTCTCACACGTTTCTCCAGTATCCTGCAGCGTTATCCCTTCTCCTATCTGTTGCAGACA